AGAATGACCTTGAGATAGTAGACCAAGAGACCATTGACAAGGCTAATCAGTTTAATGATGCACTCGATACCATCAAGATGACGGGCATGGCTACTCTTTCAACCGTGGGAATGCAACTCGCAGGGTATCTTGCCCCGGCAATGGAGAAGATAGCAGATGTCCTCGGTCGTGTCATGGGATGGCTCTCACAGTTAGATCCTGCGGTCTTGACCATCATCGGCATCATCGCAGGAGTCCTTGCGGTGCTTTCGCCTCTTCTCATAGGTGTGGGCAAAATCGCGATGGCTATCAGTTCAATCATGACATTGATTTCAACCCTCGGACCTGCAATCGCAGGATTCTCCGCAGGCGCTTTGCTTCCGATAATCGGAATCATAGCAGGTGTCATTGCGATAGGAGTTCTCTTATATAAGAATTGGGACACCATCAAAGAGAAGGCAATCGAACTCAAGGATTGGGTCGTTGAGAAGTGGACGGCACTCAAAGACGGAGTGGTCAATACCGTCACCAACTTGGTCAATACTGTTAAGGTACTGTGGATGGCTCTCAAGATAGGAGTTGAGACCATCATCAACAATATCAAGACGACGGTGTCCAACGTCTTCAACGGGATCAAGAACACCGTAACATCGATATTCAACTCCATTAAGTCCACCGCCACATCAGTATGGGAAGGAATCAAGACCGCGATAGTAAGTCCAATCGAAAAGGCAAGGGACACCATAAAGGGAATCATCGACAAGATAAAGGGATTCTTCTCGGGTATGAAGTTGGAACTTCCTCACATCAAACTTCCCCACTTCTCTATTAGCGGACAGTTGAGCCTCGCACCGCCATCCGTTCCTCACTTAAATATCGATTGGTATAAGAACGGTGGTATTTTTACTCGTCCGACAATCTTCCCGAATGGTGTGGGAGTTGGTGACGTTTCGGGCGGTGAAGCCGTCCTCCCTTTAAAGAAGTTATGGGAAGAGATGGACAAGAGATTCGATTCGAGTGTCGTCATCAATGTGAACGCACCACAGGGAATGGATGTCAATGCGTTAGCACTTGAGATCGAACGCAGACTCATAGCAAGTCAAAAGAGAAGGAGAGAGGTATGGGTATAGTAAGCGACATATACAAGGGTTTTACCTTGGGCGAAGAAGGAACACCCGCGAGGACGAGTTCCAAGTCATATGGAGTATATATCACAGGCGAAGGAGTGTACGATATGCCAAAAAGGGATGTGGAACTCATCACAATCCCGGGCAGAAATGGGACTTTAATAAAAGACAAGGGCAGATTTAACAACATACAGTTGACATACCATTGCGGTATGTTTGGCGATGACCAAACCGACTT